AATATAAGGCAGAACCTTCGCCACAATAGGAAGCAGTAGTCCGCCTATCGTTCTGGCCAGATTGGCAAAACCCGCTTGTAACATACGAAGCTGATTGGCCGGGCTTCCTAAGGTAGTAGCCAAATCACCCCAGGCATACTTTGATGCATTCAGTATCATGATGGTACGCAATACTGCCTTGTCTGCCTGATTCAATTTTGAGATTTTCATATCCAGACCAAGGCGATAAAGCTCTTCCTGCATATTGGCATTACGCAGATTGATACCGTACTTATCAACAGCGCGGCTCATTCCTACCATACCAGATGCCATGTTCTCCCATACAGATTCAAACTCCAGATTTTTTACAGAAGCCAGGTCTGCACCTATCATGGTCAGTGCATTAGATAACTTCATGGCGGTTCCGGATGCAACGCCCATGGAACTTGCCATCTGGGCATAGGTAGCCTGATAATTCAGTAACTTTTCTGGATTCAGCCCAAGGTTTGGCGCATTGGTGGCCGTTAAACTACCATCATCACCGATGCTGAATCCTGTCATTTTCTTGGTAAGTTCTTTCGCTCTTCTGCCAAAAGAATCTGCATATGCCTCAGCAGAATCAAATCCGGCCTGCTTCCAGGTTTCCTCCGCATTATCTGCAATCTGCCCCATAGCAGAATCAAAGTAGTTCACTGTCTCCAGATAATCCATAGATGATTCTACGGATTTCCAGAGTCCCCTGAATGCTCTCATAAATACCCAGAATTTTGCATAGAGCATACCAATGGAAGATGCCAGATTCTTTGAACTCTTGTGAGCCCGGTCAGCAGCATACTGATAAGTTCTCAATCCATTAGCAACGCCTTTCGTGGCGCTGCTCACTTTAGAGCCATTACTTGCCAACGCCGCCATTGCATTGGCCATCTGGATAAGGTTCTGATTTACCTTGGGAGCCTTTGCAAGTGTCTGCATCATGCCTTTTAGTGCAATTCCTAAATTCTGTATATTTGGTATCGCATTGGTGGCCGCTTTCCCTCCAAGCTTAGAAATGGAGCCAACCAAAGAAGACAGTCCGGTCATATCAAAATTAATGGTCTTTAGTCCGTTCAATCCTTGGATAAAGCCAATCAAATCCTTTTTAATCTGCGGTAGATTTGAGGTTGCCTGACCAGCCTTCACACCTCCAAGCTTGGAGATTGCAGACGCAAGGTTAGTAAGACTCCCTGCATCAAAATTAACCGCTCCTATGCCGTTCAGTGACGTTACCAGATGGACAAGTGCGTTAGAAGCTGAATGAATCGCAGAAGAATTAATACTTCCGAATTTACTGATACCTTTGGCAATCCGGTTGAAGTCCGTACTTTTGACTCCACTCATGGTCTGCATGGAGGCAGACAACTGGCTTACGCCATTAGCTAAATTTGACAGGCCTGCCCCGTTAGCTCCAAACAGAGCCGTGGATACCTTTTGCAATCTCTTTACCAGACCATCCAGTGCCGCATTGGCATTATTAGCCTGCGCTGATATCTCTATTTCTAAAGATTCAAAACTTTCGCCCATGATTTCACCAACCTTTCATTTGGCGCTCATGGGCGCTCGAATTATGTATTTGTTTCAGGGAGACCTTGATTTCGTAATGAAGATGCCCACATTGCCATCTCAGCTACAGCAATCCACTCATTCTTCTCAGGATCATCCGGATTAACATCCTCTTCAGTTAAGGTTTTTCCTGCCGTAATTGGGTTCTCAGGATACTTCTTGTTTCCAAATGTGCATCCAATTGCACGTACCACGTAAATTCCATTCAACCATGCTGCATATTCCAACTGCTGGATACTATCCCGGCGATTCTCCATATATGCCTGAATATGTTCCCTGATATCCGCCGGAGTCATATGGAGGAACTCTTTCCTTGATATGCCAGCCCTTAAAGCAAGAGGAAATAACTCCCCTAAAATTATTTCCCTGAGGCTTTTTTTGTTTTTGATTTGTGGTCCTGAGGAATCGTTGTTACTGTTTCCGCTCCGTTCTTCTGCATGGCCTCTGGGAAGTATTTTTTCATCATCTTCTCCAAGCCTATCTGCTCGAAAAAACCGTCTTCCCCCATCTGGTCCATCATAAGATTCATGATGTCATAAAAACTATCACCTGGATGTTCTTTGAAATACTGAATAATAAGATTTTTAGCATCTGTCATCTGCGTTATTGTCCTATCTCCAGAATCACCATGATGCTCCATCAGACCTGCATAAAACAGCGTTAATGCAGTCTGAGGAATATTTGCCATACCTGCAATGATTCCTTTGATTTCTTTTTCACTGGCTGCGACCGCCATTCCTCCAATAAGCCCCATAACGGAGGACACACATCCATCATACAATGCCGCCTCGACAGCAAACTCAATCTTATAATCCTTACCACCTATTTTCATTACCTTATACATACTTAAACCCTCTCTTTCAATTAAAACCTTCTAAAATCAAAAAAGGGGACACTCTAAAGTACCCCCTCATATTATGATTTCCCTATATTAAATTTGAGCCTTGGTAGCTACAGTAAATTCCAGAGCATCATCCGCCCCTTTTATAGTTACTGTATAATCATCTGTGATATCCTTTGGAACACTATTCGGAACAAGGATGGCTGTCATACCCAAAATCTCGTCATTCCCTCCTACATCATTGGGTTTTGCAACCACCTGGGCTACATAGGCATATTTTCCGACACCACCAACACCGTCTGTTCCATACAAATGAATAATATCCACCTTCTTGCCATTCATATCTCCGATGGACTTCATATACGACCGCTCCATGTTCCCCTCTGCACTGATTGAACCAGACTGAAAAATACCCATTTCAAATGTCTGGGCTTCATCTTCCAGGGTTGTGGACTCCACTGTGTTAGGGTCCTGAATAGGGGATGGGATGGTTTTAGCCTTTAAGAGCAATTTGTACTCACCGGCAATTGTTCCATCATCAGTATGTTCCTTTACAATAATTCTTGATTTTAAACTTGTTGCCATAATTATAGCACCCTCCTATATCTCTCTTGAAAGGCGCTCGATGGCGCTCGATTGTTTTATGGTTATACTTCTTTACAGTACATCATCTTTCCCGATAACCCTTGTGTATCTTGATATTACCCTACAAATGCTTGTGTCTGCAGCGTTAACTACTTTCTGTGGTCCATATGTCCTTCGAAACATCATTGACTGCATCTCGGTGTCAGCCAAGCCTAATATTTTTTTACCAGCCGCCAATTTACCGTTCCCTTTTGTATAGACAGCAAGTTCCACCATTGGCACCACAGCATTCTCTACTGATTCCAGAGTCACGGAACGATTATGTACAGGATTATCCACCTGATTAAAATCTAAATATGGTAGTACAGACGGTGTATCCTCCGTACTCTGACCAACATCCTTACAAAGTGGCTGCACCACCTTTTTTACTCGGGTAAATACTTCATTTGCCCTATCAATCATGAGGAGAACACCTCCCTTGCAATCTGGACCACTCGCTCCTGTATTATCTTTGCTGCATTGTACATCGGCATCGTGGCCTTGATGCCATAGGAATGATGCCATTTTTCATCCTCGCCCCAATAATACCAACCGGCAGGGTCAAAGGCGTGCATCTGCCCTGGATACGTTCCTACGCCCATGCCATATTCTCCCGCCTTTGGATTGGGAAGAGGATTATAACGAATACCGGCGCCGAACTCAATGAGAAGCAAAGTATTAACCGGTTCATAGCCTGATGATATCTTTGTCTGTCCAACGGCAACTACAACGGCTTTGCACCCTGCCGCCGTAGAGCTAATATTTGTAGTAATCTTAACCGTGTTTCCCAGAGGGGATTGCCCCGCATATTTTACTGCTGTAATTTGCCCCAAATCGGACAATCTGCGACACAGGAAAGTCACCTTACGGTTTAATTCAGTCTTATACTGCTGCACTTCCTGGATAGCCTGATTTATACTTGACACAGATAACTGTACATTGATTTTCTTTGGCATAGACATCACCCCGTGTTCTTTGGTAATTTCTTCAGCGCAATCATAAGTCCATTCAATGACTTTGCAATTTGCTCCACAGAATAATCCGCACTGTCACCATCCGCTGTACCATCATCATTTAATACCGGCTCGGTTTCACACCATATCCGGGAGGTTTCTGTGATTGGCAGATTTACATCAGACGTGCTCACTGTCTTTGTATAATTCGCAGTAACGCCAAATGCTTCTGTACCCACAATACCTTTAGCTGCTGATAGATTGTCATAAAAAACCTTAGGCACGCTGTAACTCGCAACAGTCTCCCCTGTCTCAAATCCATCTTCATCCAGTATAGGTGTTTTTTCTTTGTAGATTGCATACCAAAGACGTTGATTGTTTTTCCTTAAAGAACGCATAACTCCACCTCACAGCACCTTTGCAAACGGCACTATACCATCCAGGCACTTTTCCCTTTCCGCCCAAGACCGATTAATTCCGTTCTCACTATGACTGATCTGCCCTTCGGCCCCTACTTGATTGTAATCATATAGAGAAAGTCGTTTGATATTTGAATAGTAATTTTTCATATCTTCATGAATAAATTCCTCAGTATGATGCGTCTGGTATCTTCGCCTTTCCATTACATCTCTGATAGCACCTTTAACTTTGACAGACAAAATGTCACTGTCAAGATTGGAATCATTTTTCAACTCAATTGTTAAATCTTCCAAGATTTCCTTCAGTAATTCTTCCATCTGCCAAACTCCTTATCATGAGTCCCAGAGCGCTTGCAGAATACGCTTACGCCCTAGGAGTGCATACACCATTACTAAGCCTTGGAAACCACTACAGCCATACCGGCTTTCTTTGCTTTATTGTCCGCATCGATTTCAACTACAACTATTTTCTGACCACTCGCCGCAGTAATATCTGCAGCGCCATCCCATGCCGTATAACCAGTTGTACATACCTGATTAAGTACGGGAAGTGTCGGACTTCCAGCTACTTTGTATTTATAACTATTCCCTGAATCTTTGGCAGGCGTTACTGTTATTTTGGTATCGCCTACGTTGGTGCCGGCAGCAGATACAACTGTTAACTCACCAAGGGACTCCGGAGAATCAGTGCTTGAGTTATATACCTTCACTGTACGCACCATTTCCTTCGGCATGTCCGTTGATAATCCTGTGATTTTCCCTGCATACCATTCAGGACCATGGTCCAGTCCCATCTGTCCGAAAATCTGGTTTTTCTTTCCGGCGCCAACTTTGGCCAGCTCTTCCATGAAAAAATTACCCTTTCCAGGAACAATCATCTCTACCGGAGATAAATAATCCGGATCAAGGACAACAACCGTACCGGATGGCAGATACTTTAAATTCCTTAATCCAACCACTCCAAGAGGGGTAAGAACAGTATCGACAGCAATACCATTTACTGTTCTGCTACCCTCCACAATAGTTAACCCATTGGTCGCTGCATCCACATTCAACTGCATACGGCTGGTAGAGTCCAATCCCACAATCAGATTGTCCAGCGAGCCATTGGAATCCTCAATAAGCTTCAGAAGCTCACACAGCATCAAAAAGGACAGAGGTTTTCCCTCCGCAGCAATTACATTTGATACAATCGCCGGAAGCAGGCCCCTTGTCTTATTGGGGGTAGAATCATTAGTTGACTTCTGGTAAATACCGTTCATGAATGTGTATTCAATATCCTGCGCTATCTTAGCCATTTTGGCTGCCACCTGGAAGTCTAACTCACTAGCTGGATTTGCCTGCTGTCCAGCAACGTTCAATCCGCTCAGTGTACCCATGTTGGACTCCTTGGCATAGGAAATACCTACAGTCTCCTGGAAAATCTGAGTAACATTGGTTTTCTGCTCCCTGGTGATGATAGAAGAATCAGGAGCGGTCAGGGAAGCATTTTCCGAAATTTCTGGCTGTGAACCCTGGGCCGTTTCAAATTCCTGACCAGTTACAAATTCCACGCTTCCGGTATATTTCCTCCGGGTACCAATCATGGTGCTTAATGGGGTTTTCGTATTCCCCTTATTAAATAACATGCCTGAATAATTAGGCGTTTCAAAACTTGTTGCATATTTATCTGCCATTTTCTCAATCTCCCTTATGTGTTATTTTTGTGCATTGGACTCTGCCTGCTGCCGGATTAATGCAGCCATGGTAACCATGTCATTCTTCTCCCTGGCTTCATTAATCTGCTTTGAATAATCAATCTTAGTATTGTTGCCTGCTGGAGGATTAGGCATGTCCTTCATTAAGTCAGATTTAATAGTTTTGCGAAGATTATCAGAAAAAATCTTCTGGTTTGAAAACACGGTTTCCATGTCTCCATCAATGAAGGCGGTCGCAGTTTCAGTAGCAAATTCCTCATCATAACCCATGCCCATATACTGCTTTGACATCTTTATGATATTTAACTCACGCTGCAAATTACCAAACTCTGCATCCTTTTTAGCCTGTTGCTCCGCCAGTTCCTCTGCTCTTCGCTCCTCCTCAGTCTGCTTCTCCCGGTACTTGCGTTTCCAATCTGCATTTTCTTTCGCCAGATTATCTCTAAAAGCCTTCTCTTTCTGAAGCACTGTTTCATGTTGCGACTTCGGAACATATAATTCGTTGAATTTTGCCTGGCACTCCTCGTCTGTCATGCCATCTACGTATGCGTCACCCAAAATCTGACTCCAATCCATACCAATTCCTCACTTTCTGCGCTTTTAAGTCATCTCCGACTGAAATTTTGCATTTTTATAGTGGTTCTTTCCACATTACTTTGCGATTTAAGCCTTCCCTGGCATAAAAAAGAAGCCCCTGTTAAAGGACTCCATATTAGCTCATTCATTAAATTCCTCTGTTACTTCACTTGGTTGGGGTTTCACATCTGTTTGTTTAAAGTCCTCTGGCTGTTTTTCAGGGTCCAGGGATGTGCCTCTGTCTTTAGCCGCTGCCTGCTGTATCTCCCTGACCATTTCCTTGGAATCCTCATATACCTGTTGCGGATCAGTAAACAATCCAACGGTTTCAATTGCTCTCAGTGCATCAATTCCGCTTTTCAGTAGTGTCGCTAAAGAATTGGACTTAGTTGCCAAATCATACGTCTTGTTCCTACTGAACTTAGGCTGAATATCTGATACCCTCAAATCCTTCATATCATCAGCGACATCGGCGCTATTTCGAATAATAGCCAGGGCCACTCGGTTAGAACGGTTCTCACTTCCTGAAAATAGTGTCTCAGCACTTTTGGCTGCCATATCAGCGGCCATCCAACCAGAAGACAGATTGGTTGAACCGGTAGTACTTCCCCCACCGGCATCTTGTCTGTTAGGAACATTTGTAATTTCGAGTGCGCGCCCATAATCATAATCAACTAATGACTGAGTTTCTGCCTGATTTAATACACTCTCAAGATATTTAATACTGGCCTGCACTCCATCCTTGGAAAGCGTCTGAATAATTCCATCTTCTTTAAGTATTTTATATTGTTCTTCATCAATCTCTGCATTGTTCATCCACAGCAATGACTGGACATGCTGAACAATATCATTGATTCGGTCTGAGTTAATAATGTTAATGGCATTAAGAAGTGGAATGACTCTTTCAAAGCATCCCATTCTTGTATGGTCGTTAACATATTCAATGATGGGAATTTCTCTTATGATATTTCGTGTTTTAACTACATTGTCTCCATAAACATCAAAATACCACTCTTTTGTGTAGCAACCATATCTTATGGAGCCATCCACATTCCGGACAAACGAAACGCCTAATGCCGGCTTTCTAAATGCGTCATTCCATTTAGCAACAAAAGCACATCTTGGGTTTAATACTGTCATTTCAAATGGAGATAAATCCTCAACATCTTTCTTGGGCTGGAACATTCGATACCCAACGCCGCATGTTTTAAAATCTCGGGCTAATTTAAGGTCTACCTCCGCTTTTCCTTCTTCTTCCATCATTTGATTAAAAAGAGAAATACGATTATCTTCTTTTTTCTGGTGGTCCCCATGAGAATCACGGTTAGCACGTTGTACAAATGTAATCGGAGCGGAAAACTCATAACCCAGTTTGAAATCTAAAATTTGAGCGGCCCCATTCTCGACCACCTTAACATTGATATCTTCCCGGAATTTCTTTTCTCTGTCACGTATCGGCTGAATCCCCCGTTCATAATCAAATAAATAATTCATATCCAAGACATTTTGATTATGGATAGCCATGCAATCGGTCAAAATATCCACAATATTGTTTTCCGTAATTTCCACAGGGTCTATAAAAATTTCAAGCCTACCAGCCAATCCAGGACCGTCTGGCATGGGTTTAATCACCGACATGGCAATCACCTTCTCTCTTAATAACCAAATGTCATTCCGCTGCTTGACTTGCGGGCCTTCATCGGTGTATGCTTATGAACCACATATGTCTGTTCTCCAGTCTCTGTATCAAACCTATTAATGGTTCCACACTCCACCTTACGGCACTTTATTTCGCCCTTTCCTTCAAATTTACCAAGGAGGCGCCCACATTTTTTACACTTAATTTCAACTAATGCCATACTATCACCTATTTCACACACGAAAAAGCACCAGCTAGGAATAGTCTAACTGGTGCTTTTTGTTAAATTTTGAAAGGGGACGGCTCTTTTGAGCCAATTGCCAGGGAGGGATTCGAACCCCCGACCTTCTGGTTATGAGCCAGACGAGCTGCCAGACTGCTCCACCCGGCGGTACATGCTTTGATTACACACTTTTTGTTATCTCTATTATATCAAAAATAAATGTGTTTTGTGTGCAACTTTTATTTTAACCCCAAATAGCAATTTATCAGATAAAACGAATACCAGTGATTTTAATAATTTGAAAAACTCAATTGTTATGGTTAATGTCACTGGATTTGCAATTGGAATTGACGGTAATAATGTTATAATCCAGTGGCTGACCGGAGAGAATAGAGAATTTGGCTATGCACTCAATATTGGAATCACGGA